TCACCAGCAGCTTCTGTTTTTAGGACCTGGACGTTAGTCCCGTCGTATCCACCTGCTACTTTTAACTGTGCAGGTAAAGCACCGCCATCAGGAGATAATGCCTCTTCCACAATGACAGCGTTGACGTTCACAGATCCGCTTGAGTCTACAGTGGGATACTTGTGTCTTAGAATCTGAAAGGTGACTCCCGTTGCAATAGCAGCGGGAAGATCCTCGACTAGCATTATCTGATCTGCAGATACTGAAAATACTTTAATTTCCTTACCGCTCTGCGCACCAGAAGTAAGCCGTATAATATCGCCTTCTATGCAGGAATGAGCAGTAGCTATAATAGATCCAGCAGTAGACCCAGCTTCTGCTACATCAGTACCAACCTCATAAACAAATTGGTGTGCAAGCACAGAGAGCCCGTTTTGCTCTTTGTGAACAGGCTCTACAGTGACGAATTGAATGTTAGTACGTTCAAGTTTTTGTTGTGATGGGTAACCACGAATCGCCGACATAATCCTCCCCCTACTTTGTGGGATCTTAGTAACTACAGTTTAACAAAGCGGGGCATACAGTAAAGTACACCCCGCTTTTAATTACTTAGCCCATGTAAAATACATGAATAATTTCACCTTCAACCAATGCCTCTTCACCGCCAGGACCTACTGTGGAAGTGTCCCATGTAATCCTATTGTCAACCACTGAGAAGTCGTCGACAGGAAGTAATGGGATTCGGCTGACTCCTACGAATACAAGAGGAGTATTGAGAATGTCATCTGCCACCTCAATGTATCCATTGGCAATGTCGCCAGCACTGAGGATGATCCTTTCGTGCTTTTGCAAAGCCAGAGCTGCCGTTTGTGCTCTTTCTTCCGTATGGTACTGGTTTACAATCCCCTCAGATACGTCATCAGTATCCAGACTCACTGAACCAGTCTGCCCGTTGACGGACTGAACGAGATCAGGAGGACTTAAAAGCTCTTGCCAGTTAGCCAGAACAGACGCAGGTTCATCCGCTAGGATATAGCTCTTAGACTCGTCCGTTCTGACAGCCACGTCCCCAACCTCAGCAGCTAGAGCCAACATAGCAGCTTCATCCGCTACCACAAACGTGTCAGTGATTGCGATGGCAGGGAGCTGCGAGCTAGGCACCTTCCCGCCAGCATCAAGCTCTGCCACACCGCTTGCAGCGCCTTTCTGAGTCAGTGGAACCATTAGATCCAACTGAGCTTTGGTTACTGCATCTTGAGGATCTACGCCGTCTGCAAGATCCTTGATTTGAGCCGCCGAAACATCAATATGGCGAGCGTCAATCTCTACGATACCGCGAACGCCAGTCCCGGTTACTGCTTGCGTCTCAAGAACGATATTTCCGCCGCTTACGTTAGCATTCAAGCCATACGCATCTGGAGTAATGAAAATTGACTTGCCAGAGCTGTCTGCACCGAAACTCGATGCCGTAGAAGCAAGGTAAAGATCAGTTCCAGTCGATGCGTGAACATAAGCAAAGTTGAAGAACCATTGCTTTCCAAAATCACCAATATATCGGCTGTTCCCAGCGTCTGGTTGAATCCCAGCGGGAGAAACAGGCGAAAGATAAACCAAGTTTCCACCGTTGGTCGCCGATGCTTGAAGTCGCGGCACCGAGTCGTTGCTTAAATCAGCGTAAGCCGATCCGCCATTTACAGTGAGCGCATCAACAAAGCAGGAGTGCAGAAACAGCGAACAACGACGGTTAAAATCATTAACCGTAGCATTGGCAACAACTGCACCACCTAAGCGACAGCCCGTGGCGACAAGAATAGTAGCCATCCCGCCGTTTGGGTGCTGATTAAGCGTGACCGTCGAATAGTGTACGTTATCGACGTGCGAACCAATGTTGATCCCGCTTACCGTCATTGCGCCGAAGAACTGACACTGCTCAAACTGCGCTTGGGCAATCGCGTTGTTGTGGCCGTTTAACGCAACGGTCGTATTGAACAAGGTTTCGCGGCAATAGATTTTACCTGCAGCACTCGTAACAGTGGCCCAGTTAAGATCAACTGCTGACAAAAGCGTTACTTTTGCAAAGCCAGAGCGATGATCCCCTGATCCGCTAAAAGATGAGTGCATTGATACTGCGCCAGTAATGCGAACCAAACGGCTATCCGCACCAATAACAAACACGTTTGCTTTAAGAGCAAGTCCTGAGCTTTCGGTATAGTTGCCTGGAGCAACATGAATAGCGTAACGCTTGGTCGGGCTTGCATCTGAGATGCTCGTCAAGGCAGCAGATACAGTAGCGTAAGGCTTCGCAAGGGAACCGTCACCGGTTACGTCGCTACCGCTTGCGGTCACATATTTGCTTTGAGCAATCGTGATAGTCGCACCTGCAACTGCTGTTTCAATTGCTTGATCAACATAACCTTTTCGAGCAAGTTGATCATCACTGATAGGGTCAGAACTTACTTGAGGCGTCAGCAAAAACTGCAGTTTGTCATCCCCATCGACCTTGAGGATATCAATATCAGCACCGAGAGCATCGGCTGACTTGAGTGCTTCATTATTCAGGAGCTTAATCTTGCTCCCATCAATTTGATCTGAACCAATCCATTTTTTTTGAATTGCCATTTTTTTAAGTCCTTATGCTTCAGGAGGCGTTAAGGTTTGCGGCTCTACATCTGGCTTAACTGGTGTTGGAATTTTACTTTTCATTTTTCCCCCATTAAAATTATGACCAGACTACCCGAATCTCATCTCCGCTTGAGATAACACCGTCCAGTCTTAGTCCCGACCATGAAAGTATGTCTCCTGATACAGTGTAATCTATGGAATAGATTTGAACACCACCGCCGCCATAAATATCCACAAGCGTTTTTGATGGATCAGTAGGAGTACCACTAAGCTGTATTTGCTTTGCTATTTCTTCGCCCGGAGAAATAGTGAAATAGTCAACATTATATCCTGAGAATGCAGATCCGCTTGAGATAATCTCAAACTCTGCACCCGTTTCATCTTTGTAATATAGTTTTAAATTTGCTTTTGCGTAGATCGAAACTTGACCAGGATTAGGAGTATCTAGCGTGGGTACAGTAGCTAAAATTATTCTTGCCATTACGGTAGCACCAAGATGGTTGAGCCCGGAGATAGGTTAATTTCACCATCTCCGGTCATTGCTATACCGCCTGTTAGCTCAAATTCTACTCCACCAGGTAGCACAAGCGTACCTGCAGTAACGGTACCACCACCTAATCCACCGCCAGCAGGGGGGGCTTGTCGCTCTAGTTCAAACGTGCCCTCAAGCGGCTTAAAGACAAGTTTGAACTGACCGTCGCTCATGCTATCGTCCACCCAGAAATATAATCTTTAGCTGAACTTGTGTAGGTAACTGTTACAGTTTTAACAGTTATACCTACTTTTTTGTAAATATACACTTCAGTAGTCGGGCTCGTGTACTGAACCTCGCCCTCATCATAGTCTGGTGGAACAGCCGCATTTCCGACCACAATGTTTCCACCGATAACATAGGTGTCAGCGCCAACCTTTTGACCGTCTACCGTTCCAGTCTGAACCTCAGCCTGTGCCGGCGGGGCGTTTTTTGTCGGGTATAGGTCAACCTTTGCCATTACTTCCTCTTATCACAGTATACAGAGAAGATAGCAGTCGCAGTGGTCGTTCCACCAGTCAAAGTCCACGAAAACCTGACATTCCCGTACACGGGAGTCGTATTCACGACCTGCTTGAGCATGATGCCGACCGCAGCCAAGGAAGCGCCACCAGCCGTGGTCTCAAGAGCCACCACGTCATCCCAATAGGTACCGTCTGGAGAGTGCTGAAAGGTCACGGCAAGCGCAGTACCAGCTCCAAGTGCAGACACCTGCACCGTGGGGATAAAGTCAGTCGTAAACGCATCAAGACTAAGTGCGGCAGTCTGTCCGCTGCCTCCGCTGATTGATCCCGTGTAAGCTATTGCCTTCAGTACGCTTGCCATGATTCCCCCTAGTTAGGCGGCCCGGACAGGAGTCGAACCTATGACCCGCTTTAAGTGCCGCGCTTAAAGCTACTCTACCGTTGAGCTACCGGGCCTGACCAGCTTTTAGTATTCGTCTGCTGCGTCGTATCCGAGCACGACGACATGAACGATAGCGTCTTCAGCAGCTTCAGTTCCATCCGCTGCCTTGCAAAGAACCTGGACAGATGCAGCAGCAGGAATGACTTCGCAGTATACACCAGCCGTTTGGCTCGTAGCTACTGCCACAGGCACGCGAGCGAAAGCCTGCTCAAAAGTGATGGTGTAGTCGCCAGTTCCGTTATCGGTCAGCGAAGCATCTTTGGAGCCCACGCTGATAGCAGCGGTTCCGGTTCCAGTGACCTTAAAAGCAAGCATACGAGGAGCGCGTTGAGGGGACTTGATTGAACGAAGCATAATAACCTCCGGTTAGTCGCGGGTTAAAAAACAGGGGAGCAGCGGATCGACGACGCTACTCCCCCGGGAACCTGAAATCCTATCAGGTTGCCAATCCAGTGATCACGCCATGGAACGAAGGCGCAATGTAGGTCTGGAGATAACCACCGAAGCGAGCCGAGTACGAGTCGCTGGAGGCATCACGCAGGAACACAGTGCCATCGTCATCAAACCATCCGAAGTCAGGACGGTGTGCAATCTCAATGAAGTTGTCATTGAGCATGTACATGCGATCGTCTTCACAGAAACGCTCTGGGAATACGCCGACAGGTCCTGCCGAGCTCATGAATTCGACACCGCGGAACGATACTTTGCCGACAAGCTCTGGAGAGCGAGGCTCGACAATGTATTGCTTCTGGTCTTCGAGGACGTTCAGGAGCTTACGGAATTGGGTAAACGAAGTCAGGATAAGGTTAGGAACCTTTCCGCACTTGCGCTGAATCTCCAACATTTGCTGGTTCATCAGATCGGTGGTCAAGCCAGCTCCACCAGCAGCAAGCTGAGATGCCTGCCAGCGACGCTGAACAGGAATGCCATACAAAGTCCCAGAAGTTGCATCCAGAACGCCTTTAAGACCTTGAGGATCTTGGCTTTCAGAATTTTGCATGTACACTTCATCGCCAGGAGCCGGAACTTGCGCTCCAACAAGACGAGTCAAAACAACAGTCCTGGTAGCAGGATCGACCGAAGTAACTTCGAACCGGTCAGTGTTACCGGTCTCGACGTTAACATAGTCTTTTTCTTCCCAGTTAGCTTCTTTCCAGCTAGCTGCCGTAATTACGCAGGTATAAACTGCGCCAACAGCAGATACGGATTGAATCTCACCAAGCGTTCCGCTTCCGTCGTTAAACAGAGCGCGACTCATGTTGCGCATCCAGGACTCGACGCCCTTCTGCACAGCAAATTTCGTCATTTCGACGAACGCGCCTTCATTATTCGATGCTGCCTTCACGGCCTCGCGCTCGATTTGAATAACAGCGTACATCTTCTTGGCAATGAGTTGTGCATCGCCAATGTCCGAAAAGTTAGCGGTAGGGAGAGATCCCGAGCCGACACCACCGGACATAGAGATAGGAACTGCGCGAGAATGTTGCTTACCAACAAAGTCATACGTCTTCTTGGTACGAGCAAGAAGGACGTTGGCTGAGTTGTAAGTATTTTCACTCAGTTTCCCATATTTGATTTTGAAAAGATTACTTGCATCTGCAAGGCTAAACTGGGCCATAATTACCTCTTTTATACAATATCGTCAAAGAACATAGCGTCTTTTGACGGGTTTTTAGGCTGCGAACCTGCACGATTAGATCGTTCGGTTCTGTTCATTTTTCGGGCGAGCGCCTTAGCCTTAGCCATGCTCTCGTCCTCATAAACTTTCTCCATCGCGACCTTGATCATTTCGGGTGTTGCCCTATTTGTGATCATGGTTTCGAGCCATTGCTGCGTTACTTTTTCATTCCCGGCCAGCTCTGGTTTAATCTCTTTCAGCATTTCCTGAATTTTGCCGTAGGCTTGAAAATTCTTGTGATATTCTACGACTTTCTGAGGAGTTAGCTGCGATCCATCAAACCCTAACTTAACCAAGTCATCGTAAGCTTCAATAAGCTCTTTTTTGCTGACGCCTTCCGTGGCAAGCAGGCTTGTAACTTCCTCGTCCAATTTCTTGAACTCTTGTTGTTTACGCGCTTCATTGCGCTGCGCCTGCTGTCGAGCTTTAAAGCGATCGTTCTCTCTCTTAAGGTTACGCAATTCGCGTTCTTCAGGAGACAGACCGGCATACTCTTCAAGCTCTTTCTGAACCTTGGCAATTTGATTGCGGTAGAGTGTTGCTCCATCTTCGCCAATCGCTTCACCGATCCAGTCGAGAAACCCTTCCAGATCCTGCTCTTCAAGCAGCATCTTTTGTGATCTCTCTAGCACTTTATTGATCTTGTTACGCTCTGCCTCGAAGTGTTGCTTCTCGGACTTGAGTTTTCCGTACTCTCGATCAAGATGAGTGCGCTGTGAGTACCTGTTGATCAGCTCTTGCACCGGTACTTTTTCTGGCTTCCCGTCGATTTTGACAGTAACCAAAGCATCCGATGGAACCGGCAATTCAGTATCACCGCTCTTTAACTTTAAGATTCTTTTCTCGCTATGCGCAATAGCTGTATCTTTTTTATCTGACTCTTCTGATACAGTTTCTTCGTGAGAATCTTCTTCTGGAACCTTATCGACAGTCTTTTCTTTTGGTTCCTTCTTGGATTCGTCCTTGGGCTTCTTCTCGCCCTTTACTGCTACCTGCTCGGCCTCGCGCTCTTCTTTCTTTTCTTGAGCCTTCTTGGCCTTAACTCCCCTGGTCGCACTTTCTAGCTCATCAAAGCTAATGGGACCACTTCCTCCGGAAAGCTCCAGACCGGAAGAATCATCAACAACAGGTTTAGTAAATGGCACATCCCCAGATGATTGAGGGGATGAGCTATTTGCGGCGTTTTCACTCATACCTTTTCCTTTCAGATAGCGTTAGTCGGCTCAACAGGACCACCTACTCCAAGTTGCGCTTGAATTGGTGGAACTACACCAGTTTCGTTTACTGGCATTTGTGATTCCCCCCCGACCAGAGGGTTGACAGGCATCCCCGGCTGCTGGAATGCACCAAGATCAGTGGCTTGTGGTGGGATAGAAAGACCTTGGGATGATTGCACCGCAGCCGGGGGGACTGCGCCAGCCTCGGCAGGCATTTGTGGCGCAGGTGGAGCTTTTGTAAAAAACATCGGATACATTGGAAGCTTTAACAGCTCTTGAGCAAATAATGGGTTTTTCATGGCATATTGTTCCATGAAATACTCATGCGTCATAAGGTGTTCTTCGTACCTCTTTTGCGCTTCTGGAGGCAAAGTGTACTTAAAAGCGTACGATTGCATCTGATGGCTATGAATTTTCCAATGAATCAAATGATTCTCAAATTCTTGAGGAGTTAACTTTTTAATCTCCTCCTCATCTTTAGATTCCATCATGCGTTCGTTCTCGGCTTCCGCCGTACGGACAGCCTGAGCAGACAAATCCAAGAATTTGTCACTCTGCGCAAGATCAAGCATATCAATAACTTGCTCCGCGCTGAATTGTTGAGGGAAACGCTCATTCAGGTCCAGAAGCGTCTGCGTGCGAGCAGCAACAGACTTAGGCAAAGCAGAGCTATTTTGAACTCGGATA